GGGTAAGGCGAAGTATCTCCGGTGCGATACGCTCACGGCGACCAAAGGCAAGACCGCGGATGGGCGCCTAGTGTACTGCTGCCCATCGCACGCTTACCTGTATAGGCCGCCTGTATAGGTCAGAGGTGCCCCCTTTGCGGTTAGCCAGACGCGGGGGCGGGCGTCCAATCATAGGGCAGTCTCACAACCCTTGGCAGACACTCGCAACTTATCCTGGGTCTCTTCCCAGCGTCACGCCTGTTAACTCTTGGTGGCGTTCCCGATTCGGCGTCCCGAAATTGGAGCCGCAAGTCAGGATTGAACTGACGACCTGAGCTTTACAAAAGCCCTGCTCTACCACTGAGCTATCACGGCAAAATTGGTGGCGGGGGGTGGGATTGAACCACCGACCTTCTGGTTATGAGCCAGACGAGCTACCACTGCTCCACCCCGCTAAAAAAAGATGCTCGTTCTCTCCGAGCCGTCGCACCACTGATTCGACCGGCACTTGTGCCAGCCCGCAGGTGTCGCGCTGGGGAGCCGGCGACCACAACGACGCCGGCCCCCCCCTGTTATACCCTTGCCTGCCTTTGTTTCATGGACCAAACATCAAGGCCATTGCAGGGTCTCCCTGCAAATCATCTGGCGACAAGGGAAGCTGAGGCCGCCTCTTTCGGGACGGCCTCGTTACTCCTTCAACACATGGTTGATGAGCTTGTGCGCCCAGGCCGCCACCTCGTGAAGATCACAGCCCAGACACGGGGGGGATTATTGTCGCAATAAAAATGGCGGTCAATAATATTTCAGAAAATATGTCTGAAAATACAAACAATTCCCCAGGCCGACTTCAGGTTGAGATGATAAACATTTCAGAGTTAACGCCTTACGCCAGAAACTCACGCACTCATACAGACGAACAAATTGACGCGATTGCTGAAAGCATTAAGACCTTTGGATTCACAAACCCAATTTTAATCCATTCCGGTGGAAAAATAATTGCGGGCCACGGCAGGGTATTAGCGGCGTCCAGGGTGGGTCAATTAATGGTGCCGGTAATTAAGCTCGATCACCTTAATAACGCTCAGGTTCAAGCATTAGTGATTGCAGACAACCAGCTCGCAAATATGGCCGGCTGGGACTTTGATGTACTGGCTTCAGAAATTGATTCCTTGAACGACCAGGGGTTTGATTTGGAATTATTGGGATTTACCAAAGAAGAATTAGATGAATTAATTGGATCGCCGGAACTACCTCCGGAAGTGGCAGATGAAGAAGAGAAGAAGGCGGACGGAGATACAACTATTTGTCCGAAATGCCATCACGAATTTGTTTTGTGATTGCGTTGCTGGAATTAATGGTAATATCCAATAAATGGCGACTCCAATTCAAGGAATGGTCCCCCCTGGGGGCTGGCATTTCAAACAGGGCGACGTAACATTAGAAGGTGACTGTTATGCCAACCTTATTGAAGTCGTCTCTAATTTTAGAGCTGAAAACAATCTACCTCAAAACGATGTCACTGGAGACGTTAATTCATATATTTGCGGGAATTGGCCTCACTTTTGTCACGGCGTTGACGCGGTCAGTGTAATCAGCTACCTGACGCCGACGACGGGGACGCAGTTGATGAATGATGTTCAGGCGTGGGCCAAGCTGGTCCTGAACTCCAGCAAGCCTCACCCGCTGGTCTTGGATGAGCTGGCCGAGGCTCGGGCGCAAGTGTGCGAGAAATGCCCCAAGAACCTCAATTGGAGGTCATCCTGCTCCTCCTGCGTGTCTGCCGTTGATCGCCTGAGCGCCGGCGTGCGCCAGGGCCGCGACGTAAAGTCGTCTGTCAACTTGGGCGGCTGTTTTGTAATGCGCCACGACAATCGCAGCGCGGTGTTCCTGGATCGGGACGCCCTGAACAAAGCCGCAAACTTGCCGGCTGACTGCTGGGTAAACGTTCTCACTTAATATGGCCACTTCCTCGACGATTAAACCACTGGACCCTCGCATTACCGATGCGTTTGCGGACAAGGCGCCCAGGGTATCGGACACTCACGACAAGCCACGGGTTCTCGGGCTAGACGTCCGCGATCCAGACAACGGAAACATGGATACGGTCGATCCGGAGACGCTTACGGTTCGCCGGACGTTTAAGGACGCGCTTCAAGCCCATTCCGCGTATCGCCGTCTGAAACAGCAGAACGTTGAGCGGAACCGGAAGAATCAAATGATTCAGAAGAAGCTCAACAACGAGCCTCCGTATTCGCCAAAGAAGCTCGAGTCTATGGGCCAGAATTGGCGCTCGAATCGTCCTACTGGCTTCCTGAGCACAATGGTGAGCCGTATTCAGCCGCCGTTTAAAGCGGTCATTGAGCAGACGCCGACGCTCACTTTTGCCAAGCATCCCCTGGACGAGATTGATTCTGATCACAAGACCAAGACCTTCCGAGAAGCGATCACCAAATGCATCCGCGGCTGGTCCGGTTTTGACGACCTCGTTGCCCAGACCGTCCATGAAAATACAACTTTCGGGTTCTGTGCCTGGTGCTGGGACGACCTTCGCGACTGGAAGGCCGAGTTTCTCCGACAGGATTACACGTTCTTCTCTATCGAAACGCCTCAGGTGACTGACGCAACGCCGATCTGGGCGCGTAAACGCCGGTATCAGATTGCAGAGCTTCTGCCTATCCTGGAACGCCCAAATTACTCCGCGGCGGCAGGTTGGCACATCAACAACCTGGTGAGGAGCATCAACAACGCCATCCCCGCGGGCCGGACACTGGACGCTGACGACGATGCGCGCCGGTACGAAGACTGGATTCGGGAGGGCAGCTACGGCGCCTCCTACGAAAACGACGCAAAATACGTTGAGCTCGGGGAAATCCTGGTCAAAGAACCGCACGGGAAGATCAGCCGGTTCCTCTTTGACGACAAGTCCGGCGACGAGATTTGCACGCAGTTGGACCGGTACAACAAAATGTCAGAGACCCTGGCGCTGTTTGCTGTCGAGATCGGCAGCGGCGGTCTGATGTCCTCCAGGGGCGCTGGTCGCGACCTGTACAATACTCACATCTCTGTGGACAAGGCTCGTAACTTGGTTGTGGACAATGCCTACCTAAAGGGGCTCCTCCTGCTCAAAAAGCTACCGACAGCGAAGCCAAACGCGGCGCCGCTAACGGTTCATCATCCCATTGCGTACATCTCGGAAGGGTATGAGGTCGTCCCTGGCAACCTGCCGGCGGACATTGATGACTTCTTGAAGCTGGATCAGTTTGTTTCTCAGCTTGCAGAAATTCAGGTCGGAACGTTCCTTCCTGGATCTCCGGTTGAAACTCAGCAGCGCAAGACGGCGTCCGAGGTGAATCGTGTTGCGGCTATTGAAAATCAGCTCCGGCAGGGAATTCTCATGCGGTTCAGCCGGCAATTCAGCCACGGGATTGAACGGATGCAGCGCGGGATCTGTCACCCAGAGCACCTCAAGGCGGCGGCGGATCTCAAAGGCAAGCTGGACCTAGCTAGGCAGCACCAAGAAGGCGCAATTTGGGCGCGTCGCGAAGTGGTGGACTCGTTTGACCGCTCTCACATGGAACTTCCTCCGTTCCTGGTTCCGTTTGAAGTTCCAGAGCACCTGGACGAGGACGCAATTAATTGTTGCCTCGAGATGCTAGAGCACAATGTGCCGCCGGCAGATATTCTGCTGATGGCATTCTCGCCGGCGATGGAATTGCTCCAGGACACGACGGCCCAGGACAATCAAATCCTGGACATGATGATCCAGCGCTACACCGGAAATCCCGGCATCAACCAAGACGAGTTGATGAAGCTCGACTGGATCCGAAAAATGGGAGAGACGGTTGCCAACCAGGTCATCCTCCCGAAAGACAGCATCGAAGCCATCGCAATTGAGGCGACGCGGCAGCAGATTATCGAGCTTCAATCGATTATTGCCGGCCAGGAGATTCCGGTATCTCCTCGAGACAACGACGGGGTTCACTTGGACACGCTTATGCTCAAGCTCATGCCGGTCGTCCAGGCAATCCCCCCTGGGGGACTGCCTCCGGAAGGCGTTCCTCCGTTCGTTCAAGCGCTCAAGCATTTCAACGAACACATCGCCGCGGCGGAGGTCAAAGGAGCCGACAAGAAGGCGCTTCAGAAGTACAAAGAGGCGTATTACCAAGCGGCTGCGCACTTAACCAAAGGCCACAATGGGCCTCCGGTGCCGGACATTGCTCCAGCAGCGGCGCATGGCGGCGGAGGGCATCACCCAGCAGCGCCACGGCCAAGCGCGGCCAGGCAAAAGATAGCTGGGGAGATCTACGGCCAGAATTCGCAAAGCCAGGCTGGGTTGGTCAACAATATCGCCAACCCTCCAAAACCTCCGACTGCCGGATAATTTATGTGGGAACAATCAGATACATCGAGACTCAGAGACTACCATGCCCGCACGGGCGGACTATTAAGAGCATACCTGGCTTCCAGGGTGCCAAGAATTTCGGGGACGACAATTGAGTCTGTCGCCCTAGAGGCAAAATTCAAAGAAGGCTGCGAGCATATGCTGCGCGAGTTTGACGCCCTCCTTGAACAAGTAAAACAACCAGACGATTCAGCAGCAGCATCATTCGCATCAATGTAATATGGACGAAGATAACAATTCAGTGCCGGAATTTAACGTAGCAAACATGGACGGCGGGTCCGAAAAGCTAAACGCCGATCCGATCACGCAAAGCACTAGCGACCAGATTGATTCCATGCTCGACATGGCGGAGGCGGAAACATCCGCGTCTGACACGTCTCGAGATATCGCGCCAGTAACGGCGGACAATTCCTCGGACAATTCTGGAGCCTATTCTAGGGATACCGCTCCTCAACAGCCTCAGCAGCAGCAGCCTGCGCAGCAAAATTACGGGACACAACATGCGCAAATTGACCCAGAAATACTGGCAATTGAACAGCCCAGGAACCTCTCTGAGAAGAACCAGTCAAACTGGCGCAAGCTTCAGGAGACGGCGAGCACCTATAAGCGCCAGGCAGCGGAAGCTGAGATCTTAAGGCAGCGCTTGGATCAGCAGCAAATCAATCAGCAGGTGCCTCAGGATTACGACGAACTGCGCAAATTCCGCCAGATCTTTGATATCAAAAACGACCCTGAATTCCGGACAAAGTATGATGCGCCGATTTCTTCCGCAAAGGAGAACATCTACAGCATCATGCGCAAAAACGGCGCGCCAGACGATGTTATTGCCTCAATTGAGGCTGCCGGCGGCCCCGATAAGGTTGACCAGAACTGGTGGAAAAAGAACGCCATCGACAAGCTCCCAATGTTGGACGGGGAGATCTTGAAGAAAAACCTGGTTGATGTTGTTGGGCTGAAGCAGCAGCAGGACAAAGAGGTCGAGCACGCCGCCCAGAATGCGGAGCAATTTCTGCAAGAGCGCCAAGAGAAAAACAAAAATTGGTACGCGGAAGAAACGAATCACATCGAGAATCATATCTCGAAGATTGTAGAGAATGTGCCTTGGGCCAGGTTCCAGCAGATCCCTCAAGGGGCAAGCCAAGAACAGATTCAGCGCCTCCAAAGCCATAACAAAAATGTTTGGCAATTAAAGCAGAAGTTTGATTCTGCCTTGTGGCCGACAACGCCCCAGGACCGCGCCAATGTAGCCGCCGCTGCAACGTTCAGCCATGTGTTGACTCAGCAACTCCGAGTTGAACAGAAGCTTCGCGCCGACTTGGAATCGCAACTTAAACGAGCTGTCACTGAAAATAATTCCTATAAGGGGGCTGCAAAGGTTCCTCGCCCAGGCGTTGGGACGGGAAGCTCAAAAGCAAACAACACTACAGACCGACTGAAAATGTCGTCATCTGACGCAATTGATATGGGACTAGATGAAGCTGGCGAATAAATAAAATGAGCACGACACGACTTGAAGACATTACCCTCAACGCACTGGATTCGCCTAATCCATTCAACACGGCGCCAAAGCCAACGCTGAAGAATGGAAAGCCAATTCCGGCGCCGGTCCCAGAAACGCCAGCTCCGGCACTATTGGACGAAGATGCAAAGCGCGGCCCTGGCCGGCCTCGGCAAACTCCAATCCCAGACTCGTCCATTCCCAAGCGTAAGCCAGGACGCCCGCCAAAGGCATCCGCAGATGCAATTGAGATCAGCCTTGAGGACATTGAGGCGCCGGTGTTTGAGAACCCAATTGCTGAAACGAGAAGCCAGGCCGGCTCTCCGAATTACCGCGTCGAGTGGCCAGGCCGTGACGTTTTTGTCGGGTTTCACTGCAACTTTGACACAAACGTCGCCACGGCTTTCGGGTTGCTGGCGCTTGCATTGGACTTTGGCAAAGACAAGATTCGATTCGACTACGCAACAGACCCTGATCCTAACGAGGCCAAGAACCAGCTTGTTGGGTTGTTCCTGCAAACCGACGCGCCTTGGTTGCTTATGGTCGGCAATGATATCGTTCCGGCAATTGGACGGGCGCCGTTTACCCGTCGCAAATTGGCCCTGCCTGCTTCTGTCCAGGACAATGTCATCAACCGCCACGTTCTTCACCGGCTCATGGGCGCTGGTCGAAAGCTGGTGGGCGCCTCTTATTTCGGCAAACAGGCTGGCGCCGCTGTCGCGTGCGGTCACCCTAACGCGGTGGCCCTGACGCGGCAGCACGCAGAGGCGGTGCATCCGGTAGACTGGATCGGTTCCGGAATGCTGCTCATTCACCGTCGCGTTTTTGAAGACATTGAAGCAACCGACCCAAGCATCCGACCCAATCGCCCAAACGCGCCCCTGGAGTTTTTTAAAGGCGACGCCGCATTCTGTGCTTTGGCTCGGAAGGCTGGCCATCAGTCCTACTGCGATTTCGGGATTCCGGTTTACAACGTTGGGCGGCACGCGTTTGGGGGCGGGAATGTATGAAGCCGATCTACGCATTTTATTCTGCCGTCCTGAATTCAAACCAGGACGAGCAGTTTGCTCGAGCTAATTACTGGAAACACTCTTGGCAAAAAGCTGGGTGGGCGCCGGCGATGCTGAATAAATCGCACGCCGCTGCTTCTCAATATTCCACAAAGCTAGCCAGGAGAATCCATGAATTTGCCACCCAAGAGAATATGCATCCTGGGCCGGTCAGAGATCAGTTCTCGGCAACCTTGCTAAGGTGGTGCGCCCTTCACGCCTCGAAGGGGGGCTGGATGAGCCATTACGACGTTATAAACGCTGGATTTACTCCAGAACAGGCTGGAAAGCTTGAGCTAGAATCCCAGCTACATATCACCCAGGACAAGGCTTATTTGTTTTACGTTTCACAGAAATGCATCACTCAAGCCCTGGATAAGTTCTTGTCTGAACCTTGGCTAGATGGGTCTAGGATGAAGAGCGAAGCTGAAATCCTTGGACTGGGCTCAACGCTTGAAGAATTAAATCTTCCGATAATTCACGTCCAAGCTAACGGAGAAAAGAAATCCGAAAAAATGAAGTCTATTTGTCAGGAATTGGAATAATTGTTGCAAATATCATTTAATTAAGTAGAAATACATCAATTCGGTATGCCCCTCCGCATGGGGTGACCCTGCTAACGGTCTAATGTTGGCGCCTGACACGCATAAAAGCTGTATCGTGTCGCAGCGAACATCAGAAAACCTTGAACCTGTAAGGAATCCTTACACGTTCCGACGTTATGATTTCGCGCCTGTGTGGGATGCGAACACATAGCGCCAACACTTAGACTTAGCTATGCCCTCCTCAAACGATTGTATTCCAATTGCAACGATTCAGAATTTCGCTTCCAAAGATACGAAGCGCATCATCGGACAGATCGCAAAAGTTCTGGCCCGCAAAAGCCCTTACATCAATTCGATTGATGGTGGCACCCTGCCTTCCGTTTCGGATGTCGTCCGCTCGGTGGTTGAGGAAATGGCGGTTCCGGCCTCTTCTCTGGCAGCTCCTACGTTTGTGAGCGATCTTTCGCTTTGCGGCGTTGGCGCCACTCCTGACGTTGTTGGGTCCACCGAATATGAATTCAGCCTCCAGACGCTTCGCGGCGCCGGCCCTCGGGTCTGCGTTAAGCAGGCTCGGACTGCGTTCAAAGGCTCGTACCTTCAAGCCCAGGTATCCCTTGAAAAGACGATCCTTCAGCTCATTAACGCTGATATTCGTTACCAGTACCTGCTCCAGTCTGGCGTCAAATTCGTCTGCTCCTCGTTGCATTCTTTCACCGACAATTTGACCGGTGATATGCAGCAGATCAACACGAAGTTCGCCAACAACACGACAGACTCGCATTTGAATTTCAAGACATTGTATCGTCTTGGGACGTTCCTTCGCGAGGAAATGCTTGCTGAACCGTTCTCCTCAAAAGAAGGAGAGTTTTTCCAAGTCATGCTGGGCGCCGACGCGATTGAAGCCATTCGGAACGACCAGGACGTCAAAGAAGACTTGCTGTATCTCTCCGCCGGTAGCTTCAAGCTCGGCGAAGAAAGCATCTCCGGCTACCAGTTCATGGGATACCGCGGGTTTGCCTTTGGGATCGACCAGCAGCCTTTGCGCTCCACCGGCCTTGACGGCAGTGGCAACCTCGTCTTGATAAACCCCATCGTCTCGACAGCGGTCACAACTGGTTTTGCGCAGCGCCGCAACCCCGCTTGGGTCGCTGCTCCTTACGAGGTAGGATTCATTATTGCTGGTGACGCATTCAAGCGTTTGGTGCCCGAGCAGTACACCGGGGAAGGCACGTTTAAGTTTGCTCCGCAGCTCTCAATGGGCGAACTGGAATGGACTTACTTCCGTGACAATGACTGTAACTTGTATGGCGATTTTGGTCAGCACATCTACCAAATCAGCCGTGCAATTCAGCCAATTCGTCCGCAGAACGTATTGCCGGTGCTGTACAAGCGCTGCCAGTTTGATGGCGCCGCTCTGCCCTGCGCAACAGGCCTCTAATCCTGAACGTTGACACGGGCCGGCTCCAGAGATGGGGCCGGCCAAGTCACCGCTTATGAACGAGGACTTTGCCAAAGCTCTGAAATTTGTATTGGAGCACGAAACGGAATACCAACCCAAGCACTGGGGCGACGACCAATATGTTGCCACAGAGCATGACAAAAATGATCCAGGGGGTACAACCCGCTACGGGGTTGACGCCCGCTCTCACCCTGGCGTTTGCATCGAAACGCTAACCTTGGAACAGGCCACGGAGATCTACCAAGAAGAATGGAAAGACGCTCACTGCGATGACTTCCCGTTTCCCCTTAATGCGGTCTATTTTGACGGCTGCGTGAATATGGGAAACGGCCAGGTCACAAAGTTCTTACAGCGCGCAGTTGGGGCGCACGACGACGGCGTCATGGGTCCAAAAACAAAAGCAGCGGTGCTGGCTGCCGCTGAAAATATTGGCGCAAAAGATCTCGCGTTGAAAATCTGCAAAATGAAAGCGGATTTCTACGAAATGCTTGCAAAAAAGAATCCGGAATCAGCGGAATATCTCGATGGTTGGCTGGTGCGCGTTGCTGACATGGTGAAAGGAATTAAAAATGGAGTGGCTTAAAAAAATTGCACCGACCGTTGCTTCGCTTTTGGGGTCTCCCCTGGCTGGGATCGCCGTTGAAGCAATTGGAAATATTTTGGGCGGCGAAAAGACGCCGGAAGCCATTAAAAATGCGCTTCAAAAGAACACGTTAACCGCGGAGCAATTGGCTGCCATAAAGGCTGCCGACGCTGACCTTCAACTAAAGATGAAGGCGATGAATATCGACGTGCAAAAGCTCGAGATGGAAGACCGGCAAAGCGCTAGGGATATGCAGGCAAAAACCGGCGCCAAAACAGTCCCAATCTTGGCTGGTGTTGTCACTTTAGGAT